GCGCACGCCCCGGTTTGCTGTGCGGCTGTCCGCAACCCGTGCAGACGCCACGCGCGACGGCCTGCTGTGCCCACAGGCGTCCGCGCTCGCGGTGGACGGCGATCGCCAAGGGGTCCCTCATGCGATTCGCGTAGAGCGCCATCAGAAGCCCACCAACTCCGCCGCTGCGGTCATCGGTTGCTCGACGTGAATCACGCCCAGCCAACCCGCGAGCCTGTAGGTCGCGATAACGTCGTGTTCGATGGACGCCTTGAGCTCGGTCCACTTGCCGGTCTCATGCACGCGGGCTTCCTCGGCGCCTTGCAGCGTCTTCGTGAGGTCCACCCACCCGAGACGGCGCGCGTAGAACTGAAGACTCCGCCGCCGCTGCGGATTGCGGTCGCTGAGCACTTCGCACAGGTCGACCACGCTGGACTTGAAGCGGTCAGTGGAAATCACCGGGAAGTCCACGCCGAGGTAGCGGGCGCGGCGCATCATCAGCGGCACGTCGAAATTGAGCCCGCCGTACGTGATGATCGTGGGCCGTTCGTTGATAGCCGCAGCTAGGCATTCCAGCGCCGCGCGCTCCTCGTCCTCGGTCTTGCAAATGGTCACTAGCGGCTGATGTCCCTGCTGATGGCTGAACGCCACGCCGACGCCCGTCACGCGCGCTAGGTCAATGTCGGTGCCCGCCATCTCCGCGCGCTTGGCTTCTTCCTCGCGCACGTACTCGGCGATGGCGTCCGCCTTCTTGTAGTTGGTCGGCGCCTTGACGGTGCCCGTAATGAACTCAGCGGCGTTCGCCAGCGGAGCCGTGGACAGGTCGACGATGAGCCAGTGAGGTGTCGCCATGTGTCACCTCAAAACGGAATGTCGTCTTCGCTTGGCGGGCCATCGTAATGCCGCGTCTCAGAGGCTTCCGGCGTTGTCGGCCGGTCGGCCACGCGCACGTAATCCGCCGTGACCTTCAGCGGCGTCATGTTTCGCATGACCGGCGTCACACTCACGACGTTGGCAAACGTGCCGCCCTTGCTGCCCTGCTTGTGGACGACGTTGAGCAGGCAGTTCGAGCCGATCAGCTTCTCAACGTCGAAGCCCTCGATCTCGGCCTCCGTGAACGCCTTGCCGCGCCACGACTCGATGTCATGGCGAAGCGTCGCCTTCTCGTTCAGGCTGAGCGTGTAGCGTTTGTTGACGATGTAGGGGCGACCGTCAGACATCAGATCGGCCGTCTGCCAGCGGATGTCGATCTTCCACTTCGGGCCGAAACTGGTTTCCATGATCCCGAGGTCCACAACGTCACAACACACGGCCTGCTGTGTGCCGATGGGGCACGGTTCAAACTTCCCGCCGCTGTTGCCTTTAGCGATGATGGGCATGACGCTCCTTGGTCCTCAAATCTGCTTTGGCCGCCTTCAACTGCTCACGGAGCGGCGTGTAATTCCGGAAATACTCGTCGCGCTGGTCTTGCTCACAAGATGGACAGTCCCAAACCCCGGACGCCGGCACCGCGCACTTGTCCCGCTCGATGCGGCAGGTGAGCACTGACCCGCACGCGCACGTATGCGTATGGCTCACTGGATCACCTCGTATCGCTGCCCGCAGTCGCAGGCGAGAAAGTAAACAGGACTGGACGTCGGCCACAGCCGCGGCGGATCAAAGTGCGGCCGTGGGTCCACGTCGTTGCCGCACGCTGGACACTCCGGGGTTACGCCTGGCCATGTCACGCGGTAGCGCGTGCCGTCCGCTTCGTCTTCCGCGTCGATGTCCAGCTCGTAGGGGATGCCGGCAATGAGAGCGGTCATGACCACGTCCTGTGCTTCTCAGCGATGTGCTCGCGCCCGTCGTATTCCTCGATGGTGTAGTCGGTGCCGTCTGGAATCTCGACCACTGAGAGTTGCGCGCATGGACCGCTCGCCGCTTGCGAGCCCATCTCTTCGACAAGGCGGATGATGAGCGGATGCGTTCTGTTCTCGCTTGTCCAGCAGTCCCAATAGCGTCGACTTACGTCCCGGTATTGCCAGTAGATGTCAGAGAGCGCATCGGTGCCCTTGGGCGTCAGTTCGCGGTCAAATATGACCTCGCCGTCATTTAACGGCTGTGGCTCGTAGAGTCCTGTCGTCTCGTTGCGCGTTTGCTCCACGTAAGCGCGAACAGGCACGCCCCACGCGATGAGCTGCTCATAGGCGGCAACGCTCAGGCCGAATCCGCCGAAGCATTGATTGATTACGACCTTCACGACCGCGCCTCCACCGTCCGGTAGAACGACACCGCCTCTTGCGCGATCTCGCGGATGGCCTCCTCGGACGCCGCGATGCGACGGCCCCGGAAGTACTCGACCGTCAGCCCCACCGCGTCCGACTTGTCGTCCTCGTAGCAGGCCGGATCGTGGCGCCGCATGGCAATGGCCGCTTCCGTGACGCAGTGATCACGCTCCCCAGGCGTCAGCTCCCGCCCGCGCTCGGCCTCCAACAGCAACTCGAAGCCGCTGCGGAGAATCGCCTGGGCGGATTCCAACTTCCGCTGATAGGGCGTCGGGCCGTCCTCGGTGAACGCGGGACCGCGCCGTTCCAGGTGCACTAGCTGCTTGGCCATCGCCGCCTGCGCCTCCGCGAAGCTGTGCAGAATCCCGTTCACCCGGATCTGCGCTGGACTCGCCACACTCGGTTCGATTACATTGGGGGTCGACATTTCATTTGCTCCTTTGAGGGCTCGGCGTTCGTAGCGCCGGGCCTTCGTTGTTTACCGCGCCGCTTTCATCACGCGCGTCACGCGCAACGCGCCTTCCACATCTTCGCGACGGTAGAGGTTGATCCGCCCGCGTTTGAAGGGCTGCACCCGTTCCTGTTCTAGCCAGCGGCGTGCGAGTCGTGGCTCAGCGAAGCGAAATTCCTGCGCCACGTCCTCTGTCGTCATCCACGGCGACTTCACGAGTTCACCGCCTTGCGAATCCGTATCTCGGTGACGATCTCGACGTCATGCGCGAGACTGGCCATCGCAATAACGAGCGGCTGGCGTAGGGCTTCGACCGCAAACAACTTGTCGAACTGCGGTCGCCGTGCGCCTGACAGCCACTTGCCAAACTCGGCGTCGTCCACGTTGCTGCCGCACGCCTGACTGACTTTCGCTGCCGCCTCTTTACTCGACCAGCCGCACGCCTTGATTGCGGCGGTTACGGCCGCGCCCACGCGGGCATTCCAATCAATGTCCGGATTCCGGACATTCGCTTTCGCCATCTGTGGGCGGCTCATGTCCGGTAACACGGGATGACGCGAGACGGCGGCGGTTGCGATGCTGGGTGCCATGACGAACCTACTGAGCCTCGCGCGCCAATTGGTTAGTCGGCAGCCGCAACTGTCGGCGTCCGATCCGATCAAGCGACTGGAACGGCGCATTGCCCAAGTTGGCCGCTTGCAGCGCCGACTGCGCCGCGCCACGGTTGCCTTGGAGGACGACTTGATGGCGCTTCACCGCGTCACCAGTGATTCGGAGGGGTTATTGAGATCCACGCCAGTCAAGTCGCGGATGTCATCCACGAGGGGCTGAGACCGCTCAAAGCCGCGAAGCACGCGGGAGACCTGTGATTCGGGGCGTCGGAGCTTGCTGGCGAGCCACTGCTGGGTCTTGCCGTGCTGCGCCAGCCACATCTTCACGGCGCGGCGTCCGGCTTCCGTCTTCGTCATGAGTGAAGACTTTACGACCAGACTGAACGAAACACAAGAACTAAATTGCGTTCACGCTGAAATATTTTCAGTATGCTTGAACTCGTTATTTATCAACATCTTACGGATAGACTTGGCCTCGTGGCTGCACCGTCGGCGGCGGAACTCTTGCGACACCGGCTCGTGATCCTCATGCACGAACGTGGAATGAATCAGACGAAGCTCGCATCAGAAGTCGGCAAGTCCCCAAGTTGGCTATCCGGCTTCCTTAAGGGAGAAACTGGCATCGGGTTTGATGTTCTGGACGATTTGGCACGCGCCCTTCATGTGGAAGTGCCAGACCTGTTTGTTGACCGTGACCAGTTGCGTCACGGGTCGTATGTACAACAGGTGCTCCACCCTCTACTGAAGGGAGCGCCGAGTGATCCAGCCGCGCGTGCCACGTTTATCCGCGAAATCCTTGAAGCCTATGAGCTTCTCAGTGCCACCCTACTCGACATCGCAGCTACGGCAGTTGGCGGCGAAGCTCCGCGCGCTGAACCAGCACAAACCGGCCATGCTCCGCGTCCTCGAATCGGCCGTGGATCGCGCATTGGCAAGCTGAAGGGGCGGCAGTCGTGACGATCCTGCTGCTGATCGGCGGCGTCGTTGCGGTCGCCGTCATCGGGTTGGTGTTGCTGGCGTTCCTGCCGGAAGACATGTTCGCGCTGACCTTCTTTCTGGTCGTGTTTTTCGCGTTCATTTATATCCTCGTGCGGTTTGTGAAATGGGCGTGGACGTAGCGTGAAAGGTGTGCGGCGCACCGCGCACGGGTGGCAGGTGTTCGCCCGTGTGGATGGGCAGTTCTACAGCAAGCGGTTCCCGCCAGACACCACGGCAGACCTCAAACGCGAGCGCGAGAAACTGATCGGAGCGGTCCTCAACGATCTAGACCGACGCCGCCAGCCAATCACGCGGTTCTTTGAAGACGACGTGACAGATTATCTGGCGCTCGTGAAGGCAATGCCGAGCTACCAGGACCGGGAGTATCGGATCAAGCAGTGGGGCGCCGTGTTCGCGGGACGGGACCGTCGCACCATCACCGCGAAGGAAATCAGCCAGGCGCTCGAGTTGTGGCGGGTGAAGCAGAAGCGCAAGCCGGCGACGCTGAACCAGTACCGCACGGCGCTCATGCACCTGTATTCCAAGCTGGACGGCAAATCGGCCAGCAACATCGTGCGGGACGTTGCGCCCTACGATGAGCGGGACAGCATCCAGAACCGAGCGCAGCCAATGGCCGTCTGTGCGCGGCTCGTGAAACATCAACGCTATTGGGGGAAGATGCGGGCCATCCTCCATGTCCTCATGTGGACCGGCTGGCCGCACAAGCTGCTCAAGGGCGTCACGCCATCAGACATCGATTGGAAGAAACACCGGGTCAGGCTTGGCCGGCGTAAGAAGGGTAAGGGTATGCCGGCCGCGTGGGTGCCGGTTGTGCCGCGGGCGATGTTGGCCCTGCGGCGGTTCGACAAACTCAACTGCTACGGGGAGTTCTCGAACTCCTCGCTGCATTCGGCACTAGCTCGAGCGGTCGCCGCACTCAACATTCAACGGAACCGAAAGAAACTCGCGCCCATTCCGCCCATGCGTCCGTATGACCTCAGGCACTCATTCGCGACGTGGGCGGCTGGCGTGCTCAAGGATGACAGGGCGCTGAAGGAACTACTGAGAACGAACAGCATCCATCGATATACAGAAGGGGCGATTGAAGGACGCATGGCCGCAGCTAGGGACATGCTCGCCGCCGCTCTCAGGCAGAAAGATGTCTGACTAGTGCTTTTTGGACGCCAGTGTGCGAACAGCCGAGCGCTCTGGCAATGGCACGCTTGGATAGTCCTGTCGCGGCAAGGGCAAGCATGCGGTCAATGTCAATCAGTGGTCCGCTCGTGCGCGTGATGTCCTCGCGATTCTGCTTCGCGGTGCCCGCGTAGATGTGGTCTGGATTGACGCAACGTCTGTTGACGCAACGATGACACGCTTGAAGGTCGTCAGGCATTCCCCTATCCACGAACATGATGTAGGACGCGCGGTGGGCAGACAGTCCTTGCCAGTCCAGCTTGAAGACGCCGTATCCGTTGGAATTGATCGCGCCTGTCCAAAGCCAGCATCCAGCCGGGCCATCAGGCATGCGAACTTTCGAGAGGAACCGAGCCCGCACGCGCAGGACGTGCTCTTCAGTCGTGTCGAACACGCACCAATTTTAGTTCAAAGTTGCCACGGCAACTTTATGCGTGCCTTTCGCTGTCTTATAGTGCCCTCGGTGGCAACTGGTGAGAATGGCTGGAAGCGCGGAAACCGTCGATTGTGGTTGGTGGGCGCTAGTGGACTCGAACCACTGACCCCCGCCGTGTGAAGGCGTGCGAATCATCAGAAATAGGCGCATACTTGCTTCCTTGCAAGTGTGGCAACTGTCTCGGCAACTTTCGCCCCACTCTCGTGCGACATACTCAGTCCGCATGCAGCGCTCGCACGAGCTCAGCGGCTGGCAACTCGCGGCCTTAGTCGCCACCGCATTAAGCCTCGCCTCGGCCGTTGGCGGGCTCAATGTCGACCATGCCGACTTCCGCACGTTCTATGACTCCGCGGTGGCGTTGCGCGATGGCCACTCCGCCGTGACGCCAGGCGGCATGCAACCCAACTTAAATCCGCCCACGTTCTCACTGGCGTTGCGACCGCTGGCCAGCTTGCCGTACCAGGCGGCGTTTTGGGCGTGGACGCTGCTGGGGCTGATCGCGTGTGCGGCGTCGGCTTTCATCATTCAGCGGACGATTGCCGTGTCGGGACGGGCGTGGTTTTGGGTGGCGATCGTCGCGTGCGGCACGATGCCGTGGCTGTTTGGATTTGTGCTCGGCCAGGTGACGTTCGTCCTGCTCTACCTCGTGACAATGGCGTGGGCCAGTAAATCGCCGGTTGTCTCGGGCGTCTGGCTGGGCATCGCCATCGCGCTCAAGCCCCCCTTGGCGCTCATGGCGCTGTGTCTGCCGCTCGCCGTCTGTGTGTCGTCTGGCATCGTTGCGAGTCTCACCACAGCCGTCGCTATCGCAATCACCGGCTGGCAACCGTGGGCCGATTGGCTCGCGCTCAGCGGTCAGGTCCGGTGGATGCACCTGCCCACGAACCTGTCCATCTTCGGCTTTGCGGCTCGGCTTCAATCGACGACCACATGGGCGCCGACGCTCGCGGACATTGCGCTCGGCTGGAAGCTACTGGCCGGCGTGCTCGCCGTTGCGCTCTGGTGGCACGCCACGCGTACGGACGGACATCGGCGCTGGGTGTTCGCGCTCATGGCCAGCTTATTCCTGTCGCCGACTGGCTGGTTCTACTACCTGCCGCTCGGCGTTGGCGCTTTCATCGCGAGTTGGCCAAAGTCACGCCTTGCCACCGCAGCGGTGCTCGTGTTCGCGATTCCCACGCCGATCCTCGCGCTCTTTGCCGACAGCCACGCGGGCCTTGTGGTCATCGGACTTGTTTATCCCATCGGCGCGTTGCTCCTCTGGCTGGCGTTCGTCCGTGACAAAAAATTGACACCAGCGTAGAATGGCGTTCGTTGACGCCGCACCGCTACGTGTTCGTCATTGACGGGACCGTGCTGAGCGCCTGTTCCACGCAGGCGTTAGAAGCGTGCATCGCGGATTGGCTGGCGTTCAAAAGTATTCGGGTGGCGGCGTGATACGTGTTACGTCGTGGTGGAAAAGGCAGACACGCGGTCCCCTTATGGCCATCGTCACGGTGGCTGCGAGAGGACCGTTTGAGTGTCAGCGGCCAGAAAGCGCACTGGCTGGCGGCTCATTTTGCAGGTTCGACTCCTGCCGGCGTAGCCAACCTGAGTAGACAGCATGATCTACCTGACGGATGAGCCAGACCGAGCGCCGCGCAACCCGCTCATGTATTTACGGAGCGTTGGCCGCGAATTTGAGCGCATCGACAAGGAACGCCGGGACACCATGAAAATCATGGCCTTGCGCGAGTCGGTAGGCGTGCCAGCCATGCAAGTCGGCAACACCATCCGCATCGGCCTGCCTCAGCGTTTCACCGTCAAGCGTGGCGAGTAGACTGGACCCCATGAGCGAGACGCCCGCCGATCAGATGCTCCTCCAGCGTTACCTATCACGCGCCCATGTGGAGGCGTCACGGCGCCTCGGCGGGACTGGCGTGTTGGAGCCTATCTATCGCGCTACGGCCGACGCCATTCGTGACATGGCTGAGCAGGCCGGCGTGGCGATTGACCCGGCATTAGCAGTGGGCGACTGGACGCCACGGACATGAAAATGAAGCGCAATCCCACCGACGCCACACTTCGGAACATCCGCGCCCTCAAGGCCCGCGTAAGCAAGCTCGAGCAGGCCGTCAAGAGGCTGGAGAAGCGCAAGTAAGCGCAGGTTTTCAGGTTCTATGGCAGGCGACGCATCGCGAGAGAACGGCAAGCTCGGGGGCCGGCCTAAGGGCAGCCTAGAACAAGCCACGCTCGACAAACGCGCGAACGCTGCACTAGTGCGCCAGATCGTCCAGAAGCGCCTAGAGCCGCTCGTGAACGCCCAAATCGACAATGCCCTGGGCGTGAGCTACCTCGTGTTGCGGGATGCCAGCGGGGCCTATGTGCGTGCAACTGACGAGGCGCAAGTTGACGCGGCGCTGGAGCGACTGAACTCTGGAGATGAGTCGGCGGTGCGCTTCTACACCAAGGAACCTCATGCCGGCGCCGCGTCGATGCTCTTGGCTTATGCCGCCGACAAGCCCGTTGAACCCGTTGAGCACTCTGGCCCTGGCGGGGACGCCATTCCCATTGAGGCGAGACTGATTGCCGCCCGCAAACGCATCGCCGGTCGAGAGTGAGCACGACGCGGAGCTTGCCGAGTTCGTCGGCGCGTTCTACGACGACCCGCTCGGTTTCGTGTTGGCCTGTTATCCTTGGGGCGAGCCCAATACCCCACTAGCCGATTACGACGGTCCCGACCTCTGGCAGCGCAAGGCCCTTGAGCGCATCGGCGCAGCGGTCAAGGCGCGCAAGTTCGACGGGATCCACGCCGTGGCCCCGATTCGCATGTCGGTGTCCTCGGGGCATGGCGTGGGCAAGTCCACCATCCAGGCGTGGCTCGTCAACTGGATCATGTCGACGCGCCCGAATTGCCGCGGCACGGTCACGGCCAATACCGCGGTGCAGCTCGACACGAAGACGTGGGCGGCGATTCAACGCTGGACGCGGCTGTGCCTTACCGCGCATTGGTTCGAGTGCAACACGGCCCGCCTCTATCGCGTCGGCCAGCGCGAATCGTGGTTCTGTGCCCCGCAGTCCTGTAAGGAAGAGAACTCAGAAGCCTTCGCCGGTCAGCACGCCGCCGATTCGACTAGCTTCTACGTGATTGACGAAGGTTCCGCTGTGCCCGATGTCATCTACGAGGTGGCGGAAGGCGGCCTCACCGACGGCGAGCCGATGATCTTCGTGTTCGGCAACCCGACGCGCTCGCAGGGCATGTTCCACCGGATCTGCTTCGGGAGCCTCCGGGACCGATGGGAGCCGATCATTGTCGATGCCCGCGAAGCCCGATTCACCAACAAACAGCAGCATGCCGAGTGGGCGCAGGACTACGGGGAAGATAGCGACTTCTACCGCGTGCGCGTGCTCGGCCTGCCGCCAGCCGCGTCCGATCTTCAGTTCATCAGCACGGCGCTCGTGTCCGCGGCGCAGAAGCGCACGCCTTCAGTCCTACCGGACGAACCACTCGTGTGCGGGCTGGACGTCGCTCGAGGGGGTGGGGATCGCTGCGTGTTCCGGTTCCGGCGTGGCACGGACGCGAAGTCGATGAAGCCCCTCTCGATTCCAGGGGAACAATCACGCGATTCGATGCGCCTCGTGACTATGGCCGCCGACGTGCTCAGTAAGACCTACAACGGGTACAAGATCGCGACGATGTTTGTGGATGGCACGGGCATCGGCGGCCCGATTGTCGATCGGCTCCGCCAGATGGGCCACAGCAACGTGGTGGAAGTGCAGTTTGGGAGCGAGTCGCCAGACGCCAAGTACGCGAACATGCGGGCCTACATGTGGGGGAAATTGCGCGACTGGCTGCCCAAGGGGTGTATCGACGGCGATCCTCGGTTGGAGACAGATCTCACCGCCCCCGGCTACACCCACGACAAGCGGGATCGCGTGGTGCTCGAGTCGAAAGAGCATCTGAAGGACCGTGGCGTGGACTCGCCCGATGATGCGGATGCGTTGGCGCTAACCTTTGCGATGACTGTTGCGCCCGCGCAGCCCGTGCCAGCGCCTTACCGTCCGCAGACGAAATGGGGCTAGTGTCAAATCGTTGACAGTTGCGCTACACTGTCATCCGTCTGACAGTGGCGAGCCCTAAAACTTTCGAACAGCAGGCTGTTCCCCTTTCGCGGTTCGCGACTACGCGGTCGGTGAGCGCAACGCCAGAGGAACGCGCGGCGGCCATGGCGCTGCCTCCTGGCCAACGGCGCGCCCTCCAGACATGGCAGAGCGCCGACAAGCGCACCATCTACGCCTACGACGGCATCAGCATCCGCCTCCTCAAGGTGATCGACTGATGGCGAGCAAAGCGAGCGCGCCATCGCCGAAAAAGGCGCCGGCTGACACCAAGGCCACGCCACCCCAGCGCGGCGACTCTGAGTCCTCCGTCTATAACTGGCGTTCCCGCAACAACCTGAAACGCGGCCGTGGCGACCGATAAGCCCACGCCCTACCCGAAAGGCGTCTCGAAAGAGGATCAAGCCGTCCTCGACGAGATGCATGAGCGGTGGACGTATGCCACTGATGAGTGGCGGGAGATTCGGCAGGAAGCCCGCACGGACATGCGCTATGTGGCGGGCGATCCGTGGGACCCGAAGGACCGGCAAGCGCGCGATGACGCGGGCCGCCCCTGCCTGTCGCTCGACGAACTCGGCCAGTACGTCAACCAGCTCATCAATCAGGTTCGCCAGCATAAGCGCGCGATTCAGGTCACACCTGTGGGCAACGGGGCGAATGACGCCACAGCTCGGTTTCGCGCGGACCTGATTCGACAGATTGAATACCGGAGCAACGCGCAGCAGGCGTATACGGTCGGCTTCGAGAACACCGTCCAGCGGTCGTACGGCTTCTGGCGCGTCAAACCGCGGTATGTGAGCGACCGCAGCGACGAGCAGGAACTCATCATCGAGCCGCTCGTCAATCCCGATCTCGTCACCATCGACCCGGACATCCTGAAGCCTGACGGCTCGGACATGGGCTATGCCTGGGTGGCGGAGTCGTGGAGCAAGAAAGAGTTCAAGCGGCGCTTTCCCAAGGCCAAGGTCCAGGACTTCACCAGTGAACTCCAGACGGCGCTCCCCGCATGGGTTGGCGATAACCGCATTCAGGTCGCGGAGTACTGGGCGGTTACGAAGAAACAACGCCGCTTGAAGATGCTCCAGAAGCCCGACGGCGGGAAGCTGGGCGTCTTCGAGGATGAGCTGGCCCAAGCGCCAGAACTGGCCGCGTTGAAGGTGCTGTCAGAGCGCACCGTCGACACGCCGAGTGTCGTGCAGTACCTCACCAACGGCGTTGAGATCCTGGAGCGCACCGAATGGCCAGGGACGACGATCCCGATCATCTGCTGCTTCGGCAAGGTGTTGTACGTCGATGAAGGCTCAGGCTCCAAGCGGAAGATTCTCTCGCTCGTCCGACTCGCCCGTGACCCCTACATGCTCTATTGCTTCTACCGCACGGCAGAAGCCGAGCAAGTGGGCATGTCGACGAAGTTCCCGTATTTCATTCGACGGGGCTCACTCAAGCCCGAGGAACAGAACAAGCTCGCGGAGTCGCTGCATCAGCCCGTTGCGTTCATTCAAGTTGAATCCGCGCTCGATCAGGCCGGCCCCGGCTTTGTGCCGGAGATGCCCGTCCGTAACCCATTTGAGCCGGCGATTCAGGTGTTAGAGGTCGGCGCGGAAGGCGCACGGCGGGCCATTCAAGCGGCCATGGGCACGTCGCCACTGCCCACGACGGCCCAGCGCCGCAATGAGAAGTCCGGCGTGGCGTTGCAAGAGATGCGGAGCGCCGAGCAACAGGGCTCGTTCCACTTCATCGACCACTACGAAGCGGCGATTACGCGTACGGGCGCGGTGATTGATGAGCTGATCCCGTTTTACTACGACACGGCGCGCGATGTGACGGTTCGGACACCAGCCGATGAAACATCGCTGATGCGGATCAACGATCCCACGACGCCGGACGAGGAAAGCGGCGAGCCGATCATGGCCGACCGCGGGCAGCACGACGTCACGCTCTCGACGGGTCCGAGCATGGACAGCGAGCGTGAGGCGGCGTCGACCTTTGCCGACCAGCTCGCGGCCAACCCGAACGTCTTTGCCCTGATTGGCGACCTCGTGATCAAGCTGAAGAATCTCGGGCCGATTGGCGACGAGATGGCCGAGCGGCTGCACGCGATGCTCCCGCCGCCGATTCAGCAGTTGGACTCCGAGAAGGCGCCGATCCCGCCCGAAGTGCAAGCGCAGATGCAACAGGCGCAGCAGGTGATCGACACGCTCGCCAAGGAACTCCAGGCGAAGACGAAGCTGGTTGAGACGGATGCGGCCAAGCAGCAGGGCCAGATGGCTATCGAGCAGATGCGTCAGGAGTTTGAGACGCGCCGCGCGGAACTCGAAGCCAGGACCAGGCTCGAACTGGAGAAGATGAAGATCGTCGCCGACTTGCTGAAGACCCGCGCCACGCTCGAGCAGAAGCAGACCGAGGCCATGATCGATCAAGCCACGCACGAACTGGACGCGGCCGTGGCTGTCGCCGGAGCTCGCGAAGAGCGGGAGGCGGTCAGCCAGGAAGCCGACAAGGACCGCGCACATCAGGCCGGCCAATCCGACGCCGATCGTGCCTTTCAAGCCGAGCAAGCTGCGCGTCAGGAAGCCGCGGCTGAGCGCACTGCGGAAGCCTAGTTGCAATTTACTGTCAAATAAACGACACTAGGCGCGGTCATCTGTCAGGTTTTTGACACTGGACCTTATGGAGCGTGCATGAGTCAGGACGGAACGGTCGCCGAAGCGACAGCCCCGCCAGCCCTGGAGTCGTTGAGTTCCAGTGAGTTAGCGTCGTGGCGTCAGACCGGCCACCAGTTCCCGAGCACGCCCGAAACCCCTTCGACGCCAACTGCGGAATCGTCACCCGCCGCGCCTGACGCTCAGGCCGTGTCAACGGACACGCAGCCACCGGCCGCCTCGGAACCGGCCACACCGAAGAAAGCCAACGCGGAGACACGGAAAGCCGAACTCAAGGCGGAGATCGAGACGCTGGCACGCCAGCGGGCTGACCTCCAACGCGAGATCGAGTCCTTGTCTCAGTCGCGGGCTCGTCCCGCTGCGCCGCCTGACGCGCCCCCGGTCGATTCGTCCTCGACCACGCAGCCGAAAACACTTGACGCGATTTTGGCGTCTCCTGATCCGACCGTCCCGATGCTCTCCGAAAAGGAGTTCTTCGAGACGTACGCGGATGCGACGGTCGCGGACCTGTCCCGGTATGTCGCGCGGTATGAGATTGCGCGCGCCCGGATGCAGAGCGACCGTGATACGGCGAAAGCCTCGCGCGATACCGCCTTTAAGCAGGCGCTCAGCGAGGCGGAGAAAGCGGACCCGGACTACTGGGTCAAGGTCAAGCCGGTGGCGGTGCATTTGGTGCCACTGGATGGCTTGCCCGCGGGGAAGACCCCGCAACCGCTGAACTACGCCGCGCAGGAGATTCTTGAATCCCCCATCGGCCCGGCCATCCTCGCGCATCTCGCGGCTCACCCCGAGACGATGCACGAGCTGGCGGCCAGTGACCCGCGTCAAGCGATTAAGACGATTGCCCGCCTCGAAGAGCGTTTGGCGAAACCGGTGTCTGTTGCCCCCGTGGTGAAAACCACATCCTCGGCTCCACCGCCGCCCGTCACGCTCGGATCGAAGGCCTCGATGCCTTCCGATGACGTCGACAGCGCCGTGCAGACCGGGGACTTTCAGCGCTACAAGGCGACCATGAATCGCCGCGAAGCCGCGCTGTAAGGACACGGCCATGGCCAATTCGTTCAATGTTGTCGACTGGATGACGATGGAAGGCTTGCGCCTTCTCACGAACAAGCTGGTGTGCGGCGGCTACGCCAACACCGATTACAACAAGGAATTTACGCGCGACTTCGCCGTGGGCGAGACGGTGCGGATTCCCCTCCCCTGGCAGCCGACGATCCGCACGGGCCTGGGCTACAGCCCGCAGGCGGTCAACCGCATCGAAACGACCGTCACGGTCGATCAGGTGTTCGGCATCGACTTCGAGTGGGATGACGTCGAACGCGCCTTGCGCGTGACCCGTCCTGATGAAGCCCTGCGCGATCAGGTCATCAAGCCGTGCGTGGAGACGATCCGGCAGGAGATTGACTCGCGTTTCGCTGAGTTCGCATACGAGAACGCGAATCAGGCGGTCGGCGTGCTTGGCACGGACCCGACCTCGTTCGATGACTCCTCGGCCGCGGCGCGGCAGCGGCTCATCGAACTGGCCTGCCCCTCGGGTGGCGACAAGGGCATGATTGTCCCGCCCTCAGTTGTTCGCACGCTCAAGAACGCGTCGATCAGCTACTTCAACCCGCAAGCGGACATCTCGAAGCAGTATCGCGAAGGCTCGATCGGGCGCGCGGACGGCTTCGACTGGTACGAGTCGATGTCCCTACACACCCACACAGCCGGGACGTGGGCGAGCGCGGTGACGGTTAACACTACGATCGCGGATGGCGCGACCTCGATGATCGTCAACTGCACGTCGGGTGACACGTTCAAGAAGGGCGACATCATCGGTCTGGCCGGCTACGCCACCAACCCGATGACCCGCCGCACCACGACCACAGCCACGCCGATGACGGTCACGGTGGCGGCGGATGTCACGGCGAGCGCGTCGACGGCGACGATCTCGTTCTACCCGGCACTCTACGGTCCTGGATCGAACTACCAGAACGTGTCGGCGCTGCCAGCGGCGAGTGATGCGCTCACGCTGTTTCCTGGCACGGCGAATCCAAACGGGAAGAGCGGCAAGCAGGGCCTCGCGATTCACCGCGATGCCTTCGCGCTGGTCGGCGTGAAGCTCTACACCCCGAAAGCGGTGGAAATGGCGAGTCAGCAGCGAGACCCGGAGACGGGCATCTCGTTCCGGTTCGTCAAGGCATGGGACCCCATCCAGTCGAAGCTCGTGCATCGGTTTGATGTGTGTCTCGGGTTTGGCCGCCTGCGCTCGAACAACTGCGCGGTGCGTGTCCTCGGCGCGGCGTAAGGGGAGGAATCAATCATGGCATTGCCTTTTGGAACCGGTTTCTCTCCACTGATGGGCGAGCCCCGCATGGGGACCGCGCCGATCTTCGACTCGACCGTGACGAGCGCCACGCTCACCACGGGCGGGGGCGCACGAACGGCGACGATTGCCGAGCTGCTGTCCTACCTGCTCGTCCTGAACGTGGACGACGCGCAGACGCTCACGCTGCCCACGGGCGCCTTGCTCAATGCGGGGTTGCCGGGGGCGCGGATCGGCGCGACGTTCAAGTTCCTCGTGGTGAACACGGGGGATGCGACGTTGACGGTCGCGGTCGGCACGGGCGGATCGCTCGTGGTCGGCAACAGCAAGAGCACGGTGGCCACCGTCGCGTCGAACGCCAGCAAGGAGTTCATCGTCCGCGTCACGGGCGTGCTTAAGGCGGGCGATTCCTCGGACAGCTACACCGTCTACAGCCAGGGGTCCATCGCGGCCTCGGTCGCGTAAGGGGAGGCGTCCATGCCAGTCACGTTTGGCGCGTTCACCTCGGACTCTTATACGGCGTTGCTCTCGGAAGCCACGCCGGTGCAGACCGTGCAGCCCACGCTGTATGTCAACTCGCTGACCGGCTCGAACGCCAATGCGGGCACGAGCCCCGGTCAGGCACTCGCGACGATCGCGCAGGCGGTGGCGATGGCGGAGAACGGCTCCACCATCGGCATCTTCGGCGTGTTTCGCGAGCACGTCACCACGCGTTTGGGGTTGCAGGACGTGACGATTGTTGGCCTCGCCAACACGCCGCGTCAGGCGACGACCTCGGGCGTGGCGAACGGCGGCGGAGCGACGTGGCTGTCGCCCTCGACGGCCACGAACACCTCGGCGCTTATTCGCGTGCAGGGGCAGGGCTGGACGTTGCGGAACATCTACTTCAACAACTCCGCGACCTCCAACGGATGCGTGCAGCCGTATACGACCGGTGATCCACCGGCCGCCGCGGATGGCGCGCATCTCTTGATCGACAACTGCATCCTCACGGGCGCGGCCTACGGCGTCTATGCCTCGGGCGGGACGAACTTCGTGACGATTCAGAACTCGTCCCTGTTCGGCTTCTCCGGCGCGGGCGACGTGGCCATCGCGCAGACGGCGGGCGCGGGCATCGGCACGCTCCTCGGCTGGAAGGTGCTGAATTGCCGCTTCTGGGGGAACGCATCGAACATCGTGATGCCGTTCAACCAGGGCGTCATCAAGGGCTGCGTGTTCACCAACGGGACGGCGGCGAACATCAACCTGACGGGCGGCACGGCGCCGAACTTCGTCCAGCAGAACGTGTTCAACATCGCCGCCGCGGATTTCGATCCGGCCGGCGGAACCACGGGCGTGACGGGCGATGCGTGGTCGAACTACCTGACCGATGCAGTCGAGACCGGGCTTCCGGCGAACTAAGGCGAATCGGGCACCTGGGGCATTGGGCTCCAGGTGCCTCGTCTCCATGACTGACGAGGGCCGATGCCGACCACGATGCGCCGGATTTGCAGCGATGCGCTCACGGAATTAAACGTCCTGGGGGCCGGCGAAACCATGTCGGCCGAACAGGCCGATCTGGCCCTCGGCAAACTGCAACGGCTGTTCAATAACTGGAACGCGGAGCGCCGGGCGGTGTATGCCGCGGCGTTTCTCGAGTTCACCCTCACGCCGAGTCTGTTGCCGCACACGATTGGGCCGACGGGTGCGACGTTCTCGGCAACGATCCGGCCCGTCAGTATTGACGGCGCGTATCTCATCCTCAACACGTCCAGCCCCGCGGTGAATCTGCCGATCACGGTCCGGGATGTGGCCTGGTGGCGCGAGCAGACGGTGCCAGATCTCACCTCGTCTGTGCCGACTGACCTTTATTACGAGCCGACGTTCCCGAACGGCTCGCTCTACTTCTGGCCGGTGCCGACCGTCGCGTATGGCGTGGGGCTCCAGGCGCGTGTGCTGCTCGACGACACGATCACGCTCGATCAGTCCTTTAACCTGCCACCTGGCTACCAGGACGCGACGACGCTCACGCTGGCGGAAATGCTCGTGACGACGTTCGGTCGCGACATGCCACCGCTGTTACCGAAAGAGGCGCGTGATTCGCGCGCACGGGTCTTCGCGAACAACGACCAAACGCCGCGGCTGATGACGGCCGATTACGGCATGCAGGGGGCCTCGGGTAATCCGCGGCCGACGTGGAATTACTTGGACGGGAGCTGCTAATGGATTCGCTCGTTCCGTATAACTTCGCGCAAGCGATCACGAAAAGCGATTCAGTAAACATCGCCACGGTGGGGGCCGGCGCAAAGGTCGACGCGATCTACGTGGGCGGGGCCGGCACCATCGTGGCGGTCTTTGCCAACGGCGAGACCGCGACGATTACTGGCGCGTTGGCGGGCACCATCCTGCCGATCTCCGTGGTGCGCGTGAACAGCGCGAACACCACCGCCACGAATCTGCTGGCGCTCTATCGCGTGTAACCACCAGCAGTGGCCGTGTTCCCCTATCCGGGCTTCGTTGGACCGAGCTATCAGCTCGCGCCGCCGAATATCGCTTCGGAATACGTCTACAACTGGTATCCGCAGACGATCCAGTCGCCCACGGCTCGGATGCCGGCGAAGGTGGTGTATGTCCCGACGCCGGGGCGTACCGCGTTCACGACGGGCCTAGACGGGCCTCCGCGCGGTTCCTTTTCGCAGGACGGGCGGATCTTTTTTGTCGCTGGGCGCTACCTCTACGAAGTCAACGGCGTGGGCACGGCGACCAATCGCGGCTTTGTCGGAGCCGACAGTCAGCCAGCGTCGATGGCGACCAATGGCCATGGCGCGAATCAATTGATGATCGTGAGCGCGGGCCTCGGGTGGATCTTCGACCTGACCGCGAACACGCTCACGCAGATCACGGACGAGGGTTTTCCGGCCAATGTCGTCCAGGTCGTCTTTCTCGCCGGCTACTTCATCGTCATGCAGGCTGGCACGAGCAAGTTCTTCCTGAGCGACTTGGAAAATGGTCTTTCGTGGGATGCCGCGAACGTCGGGCAGACCACGTATTCCTCGGACACTTTGACCGCGATGGCCGTGCTGAAGGGCCAACTGTGGCTGATCGGCTCGCAGCGGACAGAAGTCTGGCAGAACGTCGGATCAACCGCGTCCGCGTCGTTTCCGCTCTCGCCCATTCTCGGCGCGTTCTCCGAATACGGGACCAATGCGCCCTGGTCGCTGGTCGAAGCCTCCGACCGGCTGTGGATGCTCGGGCAGAGCGCCAAAGGCAACACGCTCATCCTGTCCACCGAAGGACTGTTCTTCAACAAGGAAGTCAGCAACTACGCGGTCAGCTATTCGTTGTCCCAGGTGCCGAGCCTGAGCGAAGCCGTCGCGTTCTCGTATCAGGAAGCCGGGCACAGCTTCTACAAGATCACGTTTCCCACGACGGGCCCGACGTGGGTGTACGACATGAACGAGGACATGTGGCACCAAGAGGGCGAGTGGAATGACGGGCTCGGCGTCTACAAGGCCGACCGCGCGGTGTGCCACGCGTACGGGTTCGGAAAGCATCTCGTCGGCGACCACACCACAGGGACGATCTACGAACAGTCGCTCACGCTGGGTACCGACAATGGCGCCCCCATCCGGCGCGCTCGAGCCTGCCCACATCTCAACAATCTGCGGCAGTGGACGTTCTATCAGCAGTTTCAACTGGATGCCCAAGTCGGCTACGGCACGGTTAGCGAGCCTGACCCGCAAGTCATGCTGCGCTATGCGAAAGACGGCGGGCATATGTGGTCCCAGCCGCTCGCGCGGTCGCTCGGCGCTGGCGGGGCCTACAACCAACAAGTCACCTGGAGCCCGTTCGCGGGTCGTGCGCGTGATCTCGTGACGGAAATCTCCACGACGGCGAGTGTGCCGGTCACGTTAATGAACGCCTATCTCCGCGCCGAAGGCGGGACGGAGCAAAGCTGATGGCGGATGTCCCGCTCGACCCCGCACCGATTCAGCATCCGATCGCGGAACGCTCGACGTTCCTGACCACGCTACCGTGGGCGCTGTGGTTTGAAAAGCTCACGGGCGCGGGTGGGCTCAATGCCCCGTCGTTCGGCATCATCGCGGTCACGAACCTCGATAACGTCGAAGCCACTGAGCCGACCGACACGCTCACGATCATCGCGGGCAATAACGTCACGCTCGAAACCAACGGCGTGGCGAAGTCCCTGACGATCAACTCGACGGGCGGCGGACCGGCCCCACCGAACAAGTCGGTGCAGTTCAACGACTTTGACGAGTTCGGCGGCAATGCCGCGTTCTTGTTCGACAAAGACACGACATCGGTCTCGATTGGCCTCGAGCATGACTTCGGCACGACGGGCGCGGCCAATCTGCTGGTGGGATCTGGCCACACGGTCATCTGATGGCGGATTCCAACGGCTATAAGACGTCCTCGCCGCTTCTGTCGCTGCCCTCGGCGGCGAATGGCGTCACGGTCACACCTTCGGGCGTGTCGGAAGGCTGGTCGTCTTGGGTCGAACTGACGGCTTCGGCGGCGACCGCCATGCGGCTCGCGACAATCATCGCCCTGCCCGGCGCACGCGCGTCCGCCAATTACTACGAAATTGAGATTGGCACGGGCGCGTCAGGCAGTGAGACGCCTATTGCCTCGGCGCGCGGCATGGCTGGCAATAATGCCGGCGGTCCCGCCGATTACAGCGACGTCCTGACGCTCGCGATCCCCGCTGATGTGATCAGCGCGGGCCAGCGTGTGTCGTGCCGACTGCGGCAGGCCTCGACGAGCACCAGCGCGTGGCGCGTGTCGGTGCAGTATTGGGCGCGCCCCGTCGTCGGTAACATGCCGGCGTCCAGCACGGGGCCAGTCAATGTGCCGTCAGGCTCGAGGTTGTCGGTGACGTGCGGCGCGGCGGATGCGTTCGGCTCGTGGGTGGAACTGACTTCTGCGACCGATGCCGACTGGATCATCGGCAACGTCATGGGCGTCGCGCCGAATGGTCACACCTGGGAAATTGAAATCGGGATCGGGGCGGCTGGGTCTGAAGTCGGCTTCTGGAAAGTTCGCTCCTTTGGCGCGTGGTTCATCTCAGCCGATGCGTTTCAGGGCGGCCCGTGGAACATCTTGCTGCGTCCCGCGCTGGGGCCCATTCCCGCCGGGTCACGCGTAGCGATTCGGGCGCGGTCCTCAGTCGGGGTCTTCGCGTTGCTGCTTGGCTTCACGGTCACCAAACAGGCGGTGAACGGCGCGGCGTCGAATCTGCCGATGCGGTGGGCCGATTGGACCTCGGTCACGCCGACAACCGGCGGCCTTGGCAACTTCTCGGCGTGGACCACGCTGATCGCCTCGACGTCGACGGATATTGTCGCGACCGGCCTCACGAAGACGTACCCGCAAGCGGGCCAAAGTGGACGAAACATCATCCAGTTAGGTGTAGGGACGCCGGGCAGTGAGGTGATCTTCGCGGAGTGCTACGTCCTCAATGGCGTATATGGCGGCGGCCGGTTCAATTTTCCGTTGCCCTATGCGCGTCTTATTGACGCCGGATCGCGCGTGGCCATTCGGTTTGCCGTGGAGTACACCCCAGGCGGGCCTGCAACGTCGTTCGCGATGTCCTACCAAGAAGTCTCGACGGTTCCTGATTTCGATAACTGGACGAGCGAGCTGATTCAAGACGTCTACCTGACCGGCACATCCGCGTTCCCGCTCGTGGCAGGGACGCCGGCGTGGGCGAACGGCAATTGGACACAGATCGATGCGTCCGTGCCGGTAGATCGCGTGTTGACTGCCTACATGACGGACAACGGCGCCCAAGTCGAATACGAGATCGACTTCGGCGTGGGCGGATCTGGCAGTGAGGTGGTGGTCACGACGCTCCGCATGGCCTCGGGCTGCGACGAATCTGGCGGCGCGGTCATGCATGACGTGTTCCCGATCCCCGCGATCATTGCGGAAGGCTCTCGGCTCGTGGCGCGCGTTCGTGCGTCCACTGCGAATAGCACGGTCAACGTCGCGCCGCACTACACGGCCGAGCCGGTATCGGAGACGGGCTCCAACCGCAACCTGCTCACGGGCCAGAGTCACACCGTTGATGGTTCGGACAATCTGATCGCGGGCAGTGGGAACACCGTCACGGGACGCATCTCTGAAGCGCACGGCCAAGGCATGGACGTGACGGGCACGCGGGCGGTCGGGTTCAGCCTGGACGGAGCCTCACACGCGCTTAGTCAAGACAACATCCTCAAAATTTGGGGTGATTTCGCCGCGACCGGAGACGTCACGCTAACCGCTATTGCGGCGCCTGCGGCAACGACCTACGGTGTAGTGGTTGATGCCACGGGGCTGCTGGGATCGCAGGCGATCGCGCCGGCCGATGCGACGTTCCTAACAGCAACCGACGAGAGCGCCGATCTGCCGAACTCGCGGCAAGTGATCGACACGGCCAATATCGAGTGGGCCTTCGTCACACCGAACGAAGCAGAAGCCGATTTGACGGATACCGCGGTGGCTCCTGGGAGCTACACGCTCGCCAGCGTGACGGTCGACGCGAAAGGCCGCGTCACGGCGGCGTCCACCGGATCGGCTGCGTCCGTTAATGGCTGGATCGAGGGCGTGATGCGCGGCGTGGGCGATGGTGCGACGACCGTCTTTTCCCTACCGGACGTCGCCGAGTCGTTACTGTTCGCGTCGGTGAACGGCGCAGTCACGGACCCCCTGACCTATACGCTCACAGGCTCATCCGATCAAATCACGTTCGACGCCGCGCCAAGCGCGGGGAATGTCGTCACGGTTAACTACGTGACGGCTGCGGTGTAACTCATGAATACGGCTCTCAATCGCACCACGATCGCGTATCTCACGAACAAGTCCGGCGGGGCCCTGACCTACGGGGCGGTGGTCGTGCTCGACAACTCGAACGCCAACGGCTTCACGACGACGACCACGGCGGGCCTGTCGACGCGCGGGCTGGGCGTCATTCTCGACGTCGCCGGGATTGCCAATAACGCAACCGGCGCGGTCGCGATCGGCGGCTGGTGCCCCCAAGTCAACCTCAACACGGCGGCGACTGTGGGTCAGTTTCTCAAGACGCATACGGTCGCTGGACAAGCCACGCCGCACAGTTCACCGCAAGCTGAAGGCGACTTTGCGGTCGCGCTCTCGGCGAGCGCCACGCCAGCCGCGATGCTCTTTGGTGGACCGAATCCTCCAATCGGTAGCGGCACGGTCACGAACACCGGGACACTGACAGCCGGGAAGGTCATCCTTGGAAACGGCGGCGTCGATGTGGCGCCACTCGCCATGGGCACCGCTGGACAAGTGCTCACGGTCAACGCCGGGGCCACGGCTGCGGAATGGGCGGCGGCATCTGGTGGCGGCGGGCTGCTGGCGATCACGAAGTATGCGCCTGCGACCAACACGATCTTTTCGACGACTTCTACGTCGTTGGCTGATCTGGACACCACGAATCTGTCGATCACGTTCACGGTGCCCAGCTCCGGCAAGGTGATTGTGCGGCTGTCGGCCTACGCGGATAACAGCAGCAGCGCACAACAGTATTTTTGGGCCCTCCGCACGACCGCGCCCGCCTTGGTGTCCGGGGCGTCCGTTGGACCCAACCGCGATACCAACGGGCAGACGCAGACGGGTGACATCTACATCACGGGCCTGACGCCGGCCGCCTCCGTCACCTATCGCTGGGCGCACGGGATTACCGGTGGCGCGACTGGACGAGTTATCGCTGGTCCAGGGGTCACCTCGAGCACGGTCAGCACGTCTGACATGTTTCAGCCCGCCATCATGCAGGTCTGGACGGCCTAGCTCAAATGAGTGTCAATATTTTGACAGAATCGCGCTATTGTAAGCGTGGCCTATGTCGCTAGCCACTCGCATCCTGCCGCGCGAGGAATATGGGCGCCTGGAAGGCACCGAACTGGCCGACGTTCCGGTGCCAGATGGGGCGTCTGTCGTGGTGGTCGAGGACGAGGACGCGATTGTCGGCTGCTGGATGCTCGTCACGGTCTGCCACGCGGAAGGGGTCTGGATTGCCCCGGCCTATCGGCGCAAAGGCGGGGTGGCGCTGAGGCTACTCAGGGGCATGCGGACGCTGGCGAAGGCCCATGGGGCGTCCCAGGTCTGCACCTCGTCGCTGGACGGGTCAGTGACGCGGTTGATTGAGCGGCTACACGGTCAGCGGTTGCCCGGTGAGCACTTTCTGTTTCCGGTAGGAGCGTAGACATGCCCGCAGCGGTTGCCATCCCTCTCATCACGGCGGCGGTTTCAGCCGGGACCACGGTCGCGGCGACCGCCATGAACAACCGCGCCGCGGGTAATGCCGCGCGCACGCAGTCGGACGCCACCCGCGAAGCTGCGCGGATTCAGCAGGAGTCGCAGGACAAGGCACTGGAAGCCGAGCGAGAGCAGATCAACTTTGAGCGTCAGCAGGCCGAAGCGCAGCAGCGGTCCCGTGCGCCCTACGTGCAGGCGTCGAATGATTCACTGGCGGCCATTGCCCAACGGTTACACCTCCCGGCGTTCAACCCGCAGGCGGTGCCGCCGAGCGTTCCGCCGCAGGGACAAGGCCCGACGTTGCCCGCGCAGAGCTTGGCCGGCTACCAGACACGCCCGATGCCGATGTACGGCGATGCCTCAATCGCGCCCGTGGGGCAGAGCCTCGGAAGCACGGTCAAGAACCCCGGCATGCAGGCGCCGATGACGGACGACGGCAGCGGCATGGTCACGCTCATCGCGCCCACGGGTGAACAGCGGTCGGTTCCACGCGAGCAGGCGGCTCGCTACATCGCGCGCGGTGCGCGCTACGCCTAGGAGCGCGACATGGCCGATTCCTGGTTCGATCAACACGGCTACAACGAAGCGACCGCCACCGGACAGGTGTCGGCTCAGCAGGCGGAGACCATCAATCGCCTGATGCGTGAGGGTGTGCCGCTGTCGCAAATCGCGACGGCCACGGGCTTGCCGGCGTCCTTGATTCAGTCGCTCACCGGCTACGGCATGAACGGGCCAAACAATCAGGGCGGCTCGGAAGTCGAACCGGTCGCCGCGCCGGAGACGACGCAGGCCGGATCGGGCGATGCTCTGTCCTTTATTAAGCAGTGGCAAGCGTCCCATCCCGCCACGCGAGACTCCTATCTGGAGTTGGCGAACGAACTAAAAACGCGATTCGGCATCGACCGGTACAACTACAACGGCACGCCGAGCAATAACGAGTTTCTGATCAACGGCGAAAAAGTCAAGGTCATGGGCGCGGAAGACTCGTCCAGCCCCTACTGGTTCGCCTACGGGTCGGACGATGGCTGGGGGTCTGGCGCGAGTCAAACGGCGCGGTCACTGGCAGACTTCAACGCGCCGAGCTACAGCTTTCAGCCGTATCAGCAGCCGGCGCCGTTCTCTTATCAGGGCTACACGCCAGGGGAACCGTTCAAACCGCCCTCCGCACAGGATGTGCTGCAAGACCCTAGCTTCCAGTTCCGGCTGGACGAAGGGCGCAAGGCGCTCGAAAGCTCCGCCTCGGCTCGCGGCACGTTGCTCACCGGCGGGACGCTGAAGGACATCTTGAACTACGGCCAGAACGCCGCGAGTCAGGAGTACGCGAACGTCTTCAATCGCGACTTTAACACCTGGGGCGCGAATGAAGATCAGCGGATGAACGCCTACACCACTGATCGGAATAACGCCTATCAGAACTACGCCATGAACCTGGGCGCGGGTCAGACCGGCTACGGCCTGAACGCGAATCAGTCATTGGCCGCGTTCAACGCGAACTTGGGCGCTCAGTACGGCTCCTGGGACCGCAATCGCCTGGCAGGGCTTGACGCGTACGGCGAAGGGCAGGACTACATCAACAACCTGTTCCGCTACGCCACCGTGGGCCAGTCGTCCACCGGCGTGCCGTATGTCGGTCGGAACTACGTCTAATGGCTAATTCCCTCGCTGACATCTACCTGCGTGGCGGGCAACAGCGCGCGAGCACAGTGCTGTCGCTCGCGGACATTGCCGCGAACGCCCAGCAGCAGAAGGCCGCGAACTGGGGGCAGGCGCTCGGTCGTGTGGGGCAGATTGCGGCCCAGGTGCCGGGACAGATTCAGCAAGCCAAGGACGACACGCAGGCGCGCGAGCTGACGCAGATGAAGCTGGACGCCACAAAGGCGGATGCGGAGCGCGTTAAGAAGCTCCAGCAGATTCAGCAGCAGTTCGGCTCAGATCCAGACACGTTGATTGGCGCCCTTCGCAGTAACGGTTTCGTCGAGGAAGCCGATCGCGCGCAAGACCATGTGCTGAAGACGACGTTGACCGGCCTGCAAACCGAAGGCGAGAAAACGCAAAACTGGCTCGCGTCCACGAAGCTCGCCACGCAGATGCTCAATGGCGTCTCGGACGATGCCACGCTCCAGAAGTTTCGCGCGGCCGTACCGGTGCTGTTTCCTGACAAGGAGACGCAGGCGTTTGTGCTTCAGCAGGTCGATGGCCCCTACGACCCAGCCAAAATCGAAACGGCAAAAACGCTCGGGATGGCGCAGTCAGAGATTCAAGGCGCGCAAGACGCCGCACTGCGACGCACTACGCAGGCGCTCCAGAACAGCAAGACGATCGCGGACATGAAAACGGCGCTCATCCAGAACGCCGCGGAATTGCTGGCGTCGTCCACGTCTCCCCAGGCGTATTTGCAGCATTTGGAATGGGTCCGCGGTCAGTCGCCGGAAATCGCCGGTCAATTCGGGCAAAAGGGCGATGCCGCGGATATTGCGGGCGCCAAGAAGATCGCGATTGGCCCCGTTAAAGGTGAAGAACTCCGCATCGCCCAGCAGAACGCCAACCGCCTGACGGCGGCCGCGTCGGGCGGAGCCACGGGCGACGACGCGAAGACGATCGCCCAAGCCATCGTTGAAGGCAAGCAGCCGCCGACGCTGACCGGCCTTTATAGGTTTGCGGCACCTGTCCGCGCAGAACTCGCCCGTCAGGGCTACGACTTGACGACCGCTACCGAGGATTGGAACTCGGTCACTAAATATCTGTCCACGCTCAACGGGGCGCAACAGACACGGCTGCGCCAGGCGGTGACGTTTGCGAACGACTCGCTGAACATCATTGAAGACCTCAACGGCAAGTGGAACGGCGGTCGTTTCCCCCTGCTGAACAAAGCGAATCTGGCTGCGGCCAAGCAGGGCGTTTACGGCCAGGACGTGCAGAGCGTCGCGACGCAACTTGAGGCACAAATCAATGACCTCGTGAGCGAGCTGGGCACCGTCTATAAGGGTGGCAACGCCTCGACGGACGAATCGCTGCGTCTGGCCGCGTCCAACCTCAAAGCCGATTGGTCGAAAAAGACACTGGACGATGCGATCAAGCTCGTTCGCAAGAATCTGACCATTCGGACGAACTCCATTCGCAATACCGAAGTGGCCGGCAGCGCCAATAACCAATACGCGCCGAAGACATCCGGCGGCACCTCTAACGACCCGATGGGGATTCGGTAATGGCTGAAACGCTGGCGCAGAAGATTCGCGCGAAGTATCCCGGCGCGTATAACGACCTGAGCGACACGGAGCTTGAGGCGAAGGTCAAAGCGAAATATCCCGGCGCTTACGATGACCTTCCGACCACGAGCACGCAGCCAGAAGCGCCGCGTGATCGCTCGGCATTGGAATCAGTCGGCGCCGCTATCGGTGGCGCGGCCCATGAACTGAATCCCCTGACGATCGCGGAAGGGCTGTACAACACCGTGCGGCATCCGATCGATACCGTCAAGAACATCGGATCAGCGCATCTCGATCAGGCGCAGAAAGCGGTGGAAGCCGCCAAAGCTGGACGCTACAGCGAAGCCTATGGGCACGCGATGGCGACGCTGATTCCGCTCTTGGGACCGGCAGCGGCCAACATCGGTGAGGAAATCGCCGCAACTGGCGACGTGGCGCGTGGCGTCGGGCGCACCGCGGGGCTACTGACAGCCGTGGAGGCTCCCGCTATCGCGCGTGGCGTGGTGACGGCGGCCAGCAAAACCGGATTGACGGCCACGCTGGCGGAGTTGGCCGATAAGGGCGCCGCGAAGCGCGTCGTCGATGTCATCGCGCCTAAAGTTGGTGCGAATAAGACGCGGTTCGGCAACATGGCCGCCGACGTAGCGCCGGCCATTGCTGAGGAACCCGGCCTCAACGCCATTTCGCGATCCAGCCTGGGGCAGAAAGTGTCTGGGAGGCTTGCAGAGGCGGAAACCGCGCTGGACGAAGCCGCCGATGCACGCAACGCCGGCCGCGCCTACACCACGAAGCCCATCATTGACGCGTTGCTCGAGAAGCGGCGAGCCCTGACGGCGGAGCCTGTGGAAGGGTCATTGCCTGAACGCGCGACATCCTCGCGCTTGTCGCCCATTCTGGACGAACGCGGCAAGCCGATCGAAGTCGTGAAGCAGAAGGCTCAGGCCATTGGGGAAGACGTCGTGCCGTCCCCTAATGCGTCGCGCGTGGCCCAAATCGACAAGGCCATCGCGGAACTGAAGCAACTCGGACCAATAGCCCGATACGAGTCGATCCGCCGTGTTCGGCAGGCGTATGACGGACCCGCGAAAGCGGTCTACAGCCCGGCCGTCACCGCCGATTACATGACGGCGCAAGGCAGCAAACTGGGCGCAGCGGATGTCACCGGCACGCTCCGCGACAAGCTCGCGACCTACGACCCCAAGACGGCCAAGGCGAATGCTGATTACAGCATTTGGCGCAAAGCCAACGACGTGCTTGAAGCCGCTGAGGAAGTCGAGCGGACACGCCCAACGGTCGGGCGCAAAATTGCCGCGCGCTTTGGTGGCGCGGTGGCGGGAGAAGCGGCCGCCGGGAGTGTCGGCGCCGCGATTGGCGTGCTCTTGGGACCGATCGTCGATGGCGCCCTGTCCACGGGCGTGACTACGAAGGTGATTACCGCACGCGCGCTGACGGCTCTCGCGAAAGCGTTGCGGAGCGGCGATGCGGGCGCCATTGAAAGCGCACTCAAGCCGGTCCGGGCAGCATCAGTGGCCTTCGGTAAACAGCCGTCACCGGCCGCGATGCCAGCCCTCGCGCCGTCCTACGCGGATCAGGCAGATCCCACACAGGTGGCCTCACGATGAACTCAGTAGGATCTAGCCCCAACTCGCCGGTCTATCGCTTCTACGCCGATGATGGCGTGACGCCGCTCGCGGGCGGATTTTGGTACATCTACCTTGCCGGCACGTCTACGCCAGCCTTCGCCTACTCGGCGCAGAACCTTGATCCGGGCTCGCAACTGACGAATCCGATCGTGCTCGATGCGAACGGCGAAGCGACGGTCTATTTCTCGCCCACGAACGACACGAACGAAGCGGTCAGCTACAAGTGGGACGTGCAGGACAGCGACGGTAACTCGATTGCCGGCTATCCGCGCGACAACATCAGTGTGCCGGCGCCGTCTGCTGGGGCGAATCTGACATCGGCCGTGATCGGGTTCGGCGCGACGACGACGCTGACCATTGCCGGCGGGGCGATCACCCCGACGAAGAATGTCCACGCGCTCAACCCCGAAGGGGGCTCGGCTGACAACCTCGACACGATCGTGGTGGACGAGATGCCGGATGGCGCGCAGCTCATCATCAGCAACGCCAACGGCGCAGCGGCGATCACAGTGCGTGACGGGGTTGGCAACATTTTCTTGTCGGCCGGCAATTATGTGATGGACACGACCGATATGCGGCTCGTCCTCGTGAGGGACGGCGCATCCTGGTACGGCGTCGATCGTCAAGCCGGTGTCGGTGACGTGGTGGGGCCGGCGAGTTCCACCGACAACGCGGTCGCCCGATTTGACAGCACGACCGGGAAGCTCCTGCAAAACTCCAGCGCGATTCTGTCTGACGCCGGTCTGCTCACGTTGCCGGCTGGCACCGGTTCTGAGACCGCGAACGTCGGCGGCTCCATCGGCTACTCCGTCACGTCCACGGGCAACTCTGGCACAGCAGAAACGACGCTCTGGAGCTACACCGTGCCAGCCGCGACGTTAGCGGTGGATGGGGATGCGATTGTGTTCGACGCCTACGGCCTGGGCGACTCAGGTAGCGACACGAAGACGCTCCGTGCCTACTGGGCCGGCGTCCAGATTGCGGCCATCACGGGTACATCGTCACCTGCTGGCACATTCCCTGATTGGCACCTACGACTGACCGTCACGCGGAGCGGGGCGACCTCGCAGACGGTCACGCTGGAAGTCGATCCTGGGCAAGCGTTAAGTTCGTCGGTGGTCGTCACCACGGGCACGGCCACCCTCGCGAACGCCAACGATGTGCGGTTCAGCGGGCAAGGCGCGTCGAGTAATCAACTGACGTTTAAGTCTGGACGCGGCGTGTTCCAGGCGCATCCGTAACATGCACTATGGCCGACGACATGGATGAATCCTGGAAAAAGCTGATTGCGAAGTGGGGCGTCAGTGCCGCCATCGCGATGTATCTCGTCTACACGATGACGACGACGCAGCAGCAGCTCCTCAAGGAGACGCGCGACGACGCCGCGGCAGCTCGGGCCGCGATCACGGCGCATAACGAGTCCATGGCGCCGTTGCTCTGGAACATGCAGGCGCTTGTGAACATCTCGCTGCAAGACTGCATCAACCGGGCCGATGACGTCGTGAAGCGCGAGAAGTGCTTCCGGGCGCAGTACGAGAAGCCGTCGCGATGACGCGCGATGAAGCGGCCACCGTCGTGCTTGAGCGCGTGCTGGGCTACGAGGGCGGGATTGCTCAGGTGCCAGGGGAATCATGGGTGACGAGTTTTGGCCAGACGCCGCAGTGGTTGCAGGCGTTCGGCTTCCAGGCGCCCACGACCGTTGAGGAGGCGCTGGGCAACTATCGGACGTGGCTCGTGCGGACCCGTCTGATCGGTCTGTGCGATGCGCCGGATGTGCTCGCGGTAGCCGTCATCGATTGGGCGGTGCAGTCTGGCCACACCATCCCGATTGCCGCGCTCCAGCGGGCGCTCGGCGTGAAGGTCGATGCCATCTTAGGACCGGAGACGCAGGAAGCGGTGGATGGCTGCATGCGTCGCTGGGTCGCGTCGTCCGTGATTGCTCAACGCGGCCGGTTCTTTGGGGAACTGATCACGGGCAACCCCACGAAGTACGCCCGGTACGCCAAAGGCTGGATGGCTCGGCTGGGCGATCAAGTCGATGACCTGTTTGTGTAAGGAGAGGTGACGTATATGGCTGGCATTCTCTGGCGCGTGCTCATCGCGGTCGTGGCCGTGCTTCTCACGTTCGCGTTGATCCCGCCTGTGGCGCGGCTTCTCGGCTTTCCCATCGACGGCGACCTGTTCACGGTGATTCGGATCGTCGTGGCGGGGCTCGCGATCTTCTACATCTTGCGAGGGCGCGGCCCATCGTGGCCAGCATAAAGACATGCAGGTATCAGACGTCGTATCTCAGGCGCAGGTCGATCCCGCGTTCAAAGCCAAATTGGAAGAAGACCCCGTGAGCGTGCTGGCATCGATGCCGCTTCAGTCGGATGTCTGGATCTATCGGATTGTCGTGTTCGCACTCGGCACGCTGTCGATCATGGCCTTGGTCGGCGATATGGCCCTGGCCTTCTATGGCAAACAAATCCCAGAGGGTGTCATCGCCCTGGGTTCTACCGCACTCGGCGCACTCGCCGGATTACTCGTCCTGCCAACTGCAAGGGGAAATCGCTAATGAAGTATCTGTCTACGCTCTTTGTCGCGCTGCTGTTTGCCGGCTGCGCGGCCAATCCCAATGTCACCACGCCGAGCGGGAAAGCGGCTCAAGCGGCGCTCGAAATCTCGACTCGTGTGGGTGAGCTCCAGAACGCCGCCATTGCTGCGAATACCAGCGGCAGTCTGAGTGACCGCGATTCGGTCACGATCGTGAAGTTCACGGTGGCGGCACAGCAGACGTTGAAGGATCTACCCAACGGCTGGCAGGCGTCGCTCAAAACCGCCTACGCCTCGATGAAAGCCGCGCTGGATGCCAGCGTTCGGACCAAGCTCGCGGTCGCCTTGTCCACCTTGGACGCCTTGATTGGAGTGCTCTAGATGAACCCGCTACTTCAGTCCATCTTGCAGGAGATCGTGATTCCGGAAGTCATCGCGATCTTCCGGCGTCGCGCACAGGCCGGTCAGCCCATGCCCACCGAGGACGAGATCAAGGCCGCGCTGGTGGAGCAGGCCGATAAGTACATCGCGGCCGGGAAAGCGTTTCTCGCGTTGAAAGGGGTGGCGTAACCATGAAGGTCGCCATCTTCTTGCCGGAGTCGTCCAAAGCCAACGTCTATGAGCCCTGCGTATTTGGGGAACTCGTTGATCATCCCGGGAATGCGGCCTTCAAGGCCGTCAAGCTCACGGATGGCCTGTATTTCACGGTCACGCCAGAAGGCCAGTGGAGACACGCGCCTGAAGACTCCATAGCTGGCGCATGGCAAGCGTTTCAAGTTTCAACGTCTGGTAGCTACCTCATCGCTGGCCGCGGCGCGCAGTCGTTCACCGTGCCCTATGTGAGCTTCGATGGCCCATCGACACCATAGCCTACTAACGGCGACCGAGACGCCTCCAAACGTCGGTCAAGAAGTCGGAGTGCTCTGGCCGCAGGGCATCTACATGGTGGCCAATGGCCAGCCATGGGTCGGACTCGGCGTGACCGCGTTCCCGATGCTCGAGTATTGGGTCCGCGATCCCGGCAAGGTTGATCGATTCATGGACTGGATGATCGCGCATCGGCTCGGCGTGGCGCGCGTCCTCATGATGTACCACCGCGGCAATTGTCAGGGGATTGGCAACTTTGGGCCGTCAGATGTTGGCGGTGAGGATGCGCTGATTCGGCTCGCCGTTGAGCTCGGTGCACACGCGGCCTCCCGTGGACTGCGGATTGACTTTCAGGCGTTTGCCGACATGCAGACGGACGATTGCAAGCCCAATAATCCGCTGAGCCAAATCGATCAGTTCCAGTTCTTCAATAAGGCCGGTCATCGGCTCATCGGCTGGAATGTCACGCTGGGCGCCGGAAATCAGTGGCCGAAGAACGGATTTGACCCCTTGACGATGCCTGAGCCGATGGGCACCTCATCGCGCGGCTCCGGGCTTGAGGAGCAATTGCCATCCTTGCCACCGTGGGACTTCTCGGAGTTTCATCCGGGCCGCGGCTTGGAGTTCGCGCGCAAGTTCAAGGCGGTGCGCGAGCTTCGCATCGGAGACACCAACGAAAAACTCGCCGTGCCTGGCCCGATCTGGTTCACGGAGCCGATTGGCATTGGAGAAGCCTCAAACGGCTCGACGACCGCCGATCCGTGGCAGATGTGGCAGTTCGCTGCTGGGTGCAAGCTGTTCGGCGTGGCGGCGCTCTACGGGCACCTGAGAAGCGCCATCCAGACACTCGACACGCCTCCTGAGGGCGGGAAAGCCGAGCAGTGCATCGATGCGATGGTAGACGCCTTCACGCGCGTACCGCGAGACTACGCGCTCGGCAGCTATGCGCGCGGCCAGTCTCCGACCGAGCCGACGAACACGACCATCGCCATCGCCCACGATGACAGCATTGCAGAGCGCACGTACGAATTGAGAACGGGCCAGACGTCAGGCGTCATCGTGGTCAACCCGACACCGGCCAACCCGTTTAGGCTGCAAGACGGGGCGCGGATCGTCCAGTCGTACGGCTACGGACATGGCTATCCAGACACCGTATTCGCCATGACCCGCTAGTCTCCTGCTCCCCTCGCGCCTGGCTGATCGCGCAGGGCTTCCAGCGCCTTGATAGCGTCGGCCCGCGCTTGGTTGTATCCGGTTGGACGCTCAGACCACCAGCCTGGACCAACACCAGGCATCCCCTTAGCTGGCGGCAAGGCCGCGATGCACTGGTCGATCGCCTCCTGCCGCCCGATAATCTTGCCTTGCTGCCACGCCTGCCAACATGGCGACTTCGTAATATCCACAGGCTCAAGCGCCTCGACTCTCATCTTCATCCCTGCCTCCTCGTCGGCTCCTGGGACTCGTGCGCTCCGGGCTTCACCTCGCGATACAGCGTTTCGCCATCTCGCTCTACGCGCACCATTCGACCGGCTGCCACCTCGTCCTCGCAATAGTCGGTTAGATGGCCCGCGAGATGGTCAACATGCGTGTCGTTCAACGCGGCCTCACTTGCTGCTGAGAGCACGGCGCCGCAGATTCCGCAGCCTAAGCGGTAAGCGGCGATGCTCATCGCTCGTTCGCTCCCGAGGAGGGGGCAGGCAGCGGCAAGGTTGACCGCTTACGCACAGCCATACAGATCGACTCGCGCACCGAAAAGCCCGAGCGGCGATACCGCCAGAACATCACGGGCCAACGAAGCAGCATCGGCACGGCACTACGTGGTTTCATTTCTCCACTCCCGCGCCCGAGGGGAGGGGCGGCAAGGGCATCCGCTGAAAGTGTGTCGGGTGAACGTACTGTCCGGACCCCGGTGAACCGTCGTCGTAATCGCCGTCAGGCAACCAATAGCCACGCTCCGTCTGATAGGCCGCGACGACCGACGCGCCTTCGGCCACGAGCACAACGTCGTGCGTATAGGGCTGCGGCGGCACGTATTCATCGATGTCGCGCCACGTCGGCGTCTGTCCATCTGGGGCCGCGACGACCGGGGCCAGCGCCTTTGACAGCTCGTTCACGAGAACGGCGACAATGGACGGTAACAGCTCCTTCCCAAACGCCTCCCGCACCGCCTGCTCCACCGCCTCGCGGGTGAGCGCCGGGGGGAGGACCGGGGCCGACTGGCCGCGCAGCGTTTCAAGTTCGTCGATGGCGTCGGACAGGATGCAATCGAAATCCCGTTCCATGTCGGCCGGGATCGACCACATGTGAACGCCTGGCGCCACGCGTCCGTTCCACACGAAATCGCAAAGCTTCTGGAGCGTGTCGCGCAGTAGCTTGATGTCTCGCTGCTTTCCAGTCGTCGTCCCCTGTGCGGGCCGCGCCGCCTCCCCCGAGTCGGCTGGGCTGACGTAAACCGTTCGTCGCGCTCCGCATTGCCAACATCGCTCATCGCCTCCCAGCGCTTCATCGTGGCAATTTGGACACTTCGGCACCCTCATGCTTCACCCACTCCTTCAGCAGCTTGAGAATCAGCGCGCGGATACTGACGCCATCGCGCTTGCACTTCGCCTTGACATCGGCCCACAGGCCAGCCGGGATCTGATCGAGCAGGTAACGCTTACCGGTGTCGCCGTGCGGGGTGAAGTCTTTTGAGTAGCCGCGTTTCGCCATGCGGGCGATTGTAGCGACGTCGGTCACTTAACGGGCCTCTTGCACTGTCCGCAGTCACACGGTATGGCTTCGCTCACGCGCCTAAGAGCCTGCCGCTTTGTGTCTTCTACGATGCCGTGCTCACCACCAGGCATGACCCACCCGAATGGCAAATCGATCCACCAGCCGTCTGGAGGCTCATGCGTCACCGTGACATCGCGCACTCTCAGTCTCACCATGCGAACAGTCTATCACACAATCATATGATTGTCAAATCCTATGTTTTCCGTCTCGGCTTCTGCTTCCACACCTTAAGCGTGACCGTCCGCTCGGCGTAGACCATTTCCCAATACTCGGGATCGCCATTGCCCAAGTGCGGGGTCTGTTTGAAGTAGGGCCGCACGCCCGTCCGCGCGTCCTGATTCCCGTTGGTCAGCGACCAGATGTAGCCGTCCGCCTTGCGCCGCAGGACGTAGCCGCGCTCCACCACGCGACGGATGCGGTAGCTGGCGCTCATACTTCCGTCACCAGCATTTCGGACCACTGCGTTCCGCTGATGACCTTCGCGCGCTTCCCGCATTTCGTGCAGCGCAGCCGAGATCCGCCTCGCGTCCGCCGTAAGAGCCACCACAAGCCGCACGGCGCGCAGACAAGGAAACGGTCATTCCACTCGGACACCAGCGGGGCGCTCATGCGGGATCGTCCTCGCGGATGAGGCCAGCGGCGAGTAGGGCGTTGGCCAACACCTGCCGAACGTCACTGTTGTGCCATTTAGCCCTCATGTCGCGAATCACATTCGGAGTCACCGCACGCGCAATCTGCTGCCGCGTCGGCTTGGCGTGGTAGCCGTCGAGTGCCACCTGATCACGTAACAGCACGTTCTCGGCCTCCAGCGCCTCGTAGGCGTCGAGCAGGCGGATGATCGAGTTCTGCATGAGCACGACTAGTTCGGCATCGCAGATGTTCATGCCGCCGCACACAACGACGGATGCATCAACTCCGCGCTCGACGAAGACGGCCTGCTTGCCCGTTGATAAGTCGAACCCGCGCTTCCACGGACCGACGATTGCCGCATCAAATGCCGCGCGCAGCCGGGCCTTCTCCTCGGCGGTCAGGGGGAGAGTCATCGCTGAGCCAACTGTCTGATCGCGTCTCGGTTCTCTCGTTCGGCGTTCACGCGGCGTTGCTTGGCGTGCGCCTTGAACGCCTCTGCCCACTTGCGCCCGAGCGCGTCTATCTCGTCCTCAGACATCCGCGCCACGTCTACCTTGACGGACTCGCCGTGTGTGGTCACGGTCACAAAATTTGGCAGGGTCGGAATCTCAATCGTCGCCATCTACTCCCCCTTCGGGATCAGCGCCTGTACCTGACGCAGCAGATCGATCAGCAACTGTTGTGATGCCATCAGGTGCGGCATCGACACGACACCGGCCCACAAGTCGCGTGACCGTTCCATGTCAGTGATGGCCTTGGCTAAGTCCGGTCCCAGCCTCACCAACCCCTGCACGAGGGCCAGGATATCTGATCGCTCATCGCGCGTGATTGGCACCAGCCCGCCGCACACGCACGGCTGGTCGTCAATCACGCCCACCGCGCACGCGGGCGTGTGCTCACTCGCCTCCCGCTGGGCGATCGCTGACAGCCGCGCCACCGTGAGGGGAGTCATCGCGTTAGACCTCTCTGATTTCGATGCCATGTATCGCCTGCATGAGTTTCTTTTTCAGCCGGTAGACGGGCAGCTTCCGCGTCATCTCGGACTTCACGTCTTCCACGATCACCTCGCCACGCTCGCAATAGCTGAAGTCCGGCACGTAGGTGCAAACCGTCTGGCGATTAACTTCCAGCGTCCACGGCATCTGCCGCGTCAGGCCGGTGATTTCTCCGGCCCGTTCACGTAGCCGCAATTCCTGCCAGCGTTTCGCTTCCTTGGCTGAGTCGAACGTGATCCCGTCCACTGTTGTCTTGCGGTTGCGATACTTCGAGGGCTTCGGCTCTGGCGTTTCGATGGGCCAGCCAGTAACTTGGACCTTTGTCTGCATCGAATTTGACGAACGGACTTTTGCCATATGCCGCGCCAAGTCCTCCTCCGTCCAGCCGTAGCTGCTCACAGCCTACGCTCCGTCACGGTGTGTCTCGGCGCCTCGTGCCAGCACGTCAAGCATCGGTTCTGCGCCATGCGCTCCGAGCCGCATCGTGGGCATTCGCGATACGTGATCGCGCTCCGCTCGAACACGAAATCGCCCAGCCAGATCATCGCGCTCACATTGCCGTCCGGCCCGCGCTCAAAGGCGTAACGTCTCGACGTCTTCGCCATCTACGCGCTCCTCCGCTTCGCCGCCGCCTGTTTCCGCAACGCCAGCGAGCCTGACAGTGGTGCGGAGCTATGGCGCGATTCGGCCGCAGCCGACTCAGGAGGCATCCTTGCGGGTAGCCCACTCCGACCAGTGTCAAGCTCGCTCGCGTTCGACAGGTGGCAGCAGACGGGTGGCTCGATGCGGGGCATCAGCGTTTACCCTCGTTGCTCGAAGCCAAGCGCGGCCGAGCCCATCCCTGAATCCGCTGAAGAATCTCCACCGACTCCTGATGCGTCAGCGGCTCGCCCGGTGCGCTGGCGATCTGTTTCGGCTCAGGCAATCCAGGGATGCGACCGACGACATGCGGCGTGGCGGTCTTGAACTCGCCGCGAAGTGTCACCGGCTGGCCGTTGCCGCGGCTGAGAATCGTCGGGAAGATGCTCAGGAACGTCTGCCGCTTGATGGCCCATCCCGGCGAGTCGTAGTCGTACGAGCAGGCGTGCTGCCACGAGCCGAACACCTGCCGCACGGTTTCCCCAACTGCCCCGTCCAAGAACGTCGCGCCGTTGTAGCGGCCAGCCGCGCCGATGGCTCGCTCGAACTGCGTCCACGCCAGATGCGCGGCCGCGGCCACATCGACCTTTGGCGCGAGAATGGCGATGAGGTCAGACAGCGCCGGGAACCACTTCGAGTCGCGCATCCACTGGTGCGCGGCCGCGGTCAGGGCCTCAGGCTCAAACGGCGCGAGGCCCGCGCAGTAGACCGCCCACTGGGCGTCGTTGAGCGGATGAGGCTTGCCGTCTTTCGCGTAGTAGTTCCGCAGCAACGCGAGCCCTTCGCGCACCTGAGTCGGGGTCATGCGAGCCTCCCTTTGCCGGCCACAACGCGCAGAAACGCAGCCTCGGACTCATCGACCTGCGGGGCGAATGGTTCGTCCTCCCAGCGGCGGTTGCGGAGCCACTTCTGCGCCTGCGGCACAAACTGCCCCCCGTTCTCCAGCCAACCGGGTTGCTTCGTCTGCCACTCGAGCGCGGCGAAAATCTCCCGCTTAAGGTCCAGGCTAGGTGCGAGTCGCTGCCACACGTCGAAGGCTTCCGGCTTCGCGGCGTGTTTCGGGTAGGCGTTCCAGAACTCCAAGAACTCGGCCGTGTAGGCTCGCGCGTCCTGTGAGTGCTTTCTACTCACAGCAGGTTTTGATCTTGGAGATGGAGATCGGAGATCGGAGATCGGAGGGTTGACTTCCGGTTGGGTGTCCGGTTGGGTATCCGGTTGCCCCTGCGGTTGGTGCCGCGGTACTAACCGCGGTTGAACCGTGGTTGTAACCGCGGTTGACGCCTGAGCGCGTGCGGCCGCGCTCGCTTTGCCTTTTTTCGCCTGTTTTTGGCGAAACGCTTCACTGTTCGCTCGGACACGCTCTAGTCGACCGTTGCGCCAATCGCCGTCGTCGGTGAGGCTCCAGCGTTTGCACACCTCGACCCATATCCGACGTGCCGCGTTCAGATGGGTTCCGAGTATGGCTGCGATGCGTTTCATGTCGTTGGGCACTCCGCCGTGTTCCCACGACCAGGCCAGTAAAGTGATGTACGCGCCGCGCTCCTCAAGCGTCAGTGACGAGACAGACGCAAGCCAGTCGGACGCATAGAACTGAAAGGCCGGGGGAGCCGAGCCCATAGTCGAACCTCCGGGACGTACGAATTTATTGGCCGAGCTTTGGCCCAAACACTCTGCGAAATTCGGGATCAAACCTCATAAGGGCGGCATTGGCGACGTCGCCAATGCACTTGGCTGGGTGCTGCGTGAGTTCTGAGTATGAGAAATGAAGCACGCTGTAACCGGCTAATTGAAGTAGCCGATCGCGCTCGTTCCTGTATGTCACTTGCTCTTTTGTCTTCTCGTGAAACGCGTGCCCATCGACCTCAACAAGCAGCGGAGTCTCATGCCACCGATCCATGGCTATTGGAAAGACCGCGAAGTCGGCACGAAACACGCGCACTCCAGGGATCGATATTTCAAACTGAGTTTTGACGTGGAACTTTTGTCGTCCGGCGAACGTTGCCTCCCACCACACCAGGAACACGCCTTCTAGCGGGCTCTCTATTGGTGGACCGTAATCGCTGTTGGGAGTGGTTTCTTGGTAGCCGAAACGGGCGTCAATCCATCCATCAAGATCAATTCGATCTTCATCAAGGCGGGCCTGGATCGCGTATTCCTTGTGTTTCTGTACCAATTCGCTGTCGTAGGCGCTCATACTGTTCCTCCGTCAGCGATCTTGCCCTGTTTCGCCATCCGCTCCACCGCCGATCGCGGCACGGCAGGCGCATAGCCGTGGCAGGTCGATTCGTATTGGGCGCGGGACGGGCGGATGTTGGTTCGCAGGACTAAGCCCTTGCGGTGCAGCCCGTGCAAACGTGGACGCGTGCTCGTCGTCAGCGTGCCCATGAACGCCGCCAGCTCGCCCCCGGTGGCGTCTGACTGGCTGTACTGATCGCAGTAGTCACAGAGGGCCAGGAACACCGCCTGCTCGCGCTTGTTCAGCGTCGGCAGGATGGCGTCGTAGGCCATCAATGACGTGTCCGCTATGGCGTGCGGCTTGGGCCACTCAAGCGGCAGTTTGTTCTCGGCCGTAATCACTGCGCTTCTCCGAGCAACCTATCGAGATTAGCTATGCCTTCGGCCCGATGGCGCTCATTGAACTTCGCGGCAGTCTCACTGCTTGGCGTTGATGGATGCGCTTTCAGCCAATCGCGACACGGCTTGCAGTGCTGATGTGGAAAGCCGGTGTTGGGATCGGTGTCAGCGGCGACAGGGCCGTCCTTGCCGAACATCTTGCGGTCACAGCGCAAGCACTTATAGTTATGAAGTCGCGTTTCGATTGCGTTCACTGGGAAGTCTCCTATCAATCCGCCATCACGCGCGGCTGCTCCGCGAGGTCGAGTAAGGTCAGGTCGCTCATGCGGCCTCCATTAAGCGACGTCCGATCCATTCGGCAATGGCTGGGTGGACGCTGTTTCCGATAGCGCGACTTCGGTCCATCCGATTGGGAACCCCATCAGCGTTTCGGTAAAGTGCGGATGGATTCGCCAACCGTTCTCGATAACCAGCTCTTGCACTCTCGAAACCGTCGAAGCCTTGTAGCGACCGGAACGTTTGTGCAAAGGAATCCCGAACCCGCGGCCGTCCATCGACGCCGTGGGGGTTGGCCACAATGAACACTCGTCGTCGCACATGTGGCGCACCAACGGCGCACGCCGGAATAACCGACCATTGAGCGTCGTACCCGATTCGGGCCAAGTCTCCGAGAACTGTTCCCATCCCCCGAACAAGCAAGGCTGCGACGTTCTCCACGACGAGGTATCTGGGTCGTAACTCGCGAGTGATTCGCGCCAATTGATGCCAGAGGCCGCTTCGATCTCCGTCCAAGCCTTCGCCTGGGCCGGCAAAACTGATGTCCTGGCAGGGGAAGCCGCCACAGATGACGTCGACCGGCTCGAGGTTGTGTGCTCCAACGTTTCGGACATCTTCATAGCGCGTCACCTGGGGCCAATGCTTCGCGAGCACGGCGCGACAGAACGGGTCGATTTCCACTTGCCACTTCGGCGTCAGTCCGGCGCGTTCAAAGCCAAGATCAAACCCGCCGATGCCAGCGAACAGAGAGCCGAACGTCACTTCCGTCCGCTCCAATCGCGCGCGGTGCAGTCCGCGCAGTGCCTCACGTTGCGGAGATTTCGTAGTTCCACGGGTGGCGTGAAGTAGTGGAGGCAGCGCAAGCAGCGCCGTTTCGGTAGCGGCTTCTGTCGCGCCACGGGCGTCTCGCTGTAGGCATTACTCCCGTGCTCCATGCACAACCGCGCGACGGAGCCGATATAAGGCGAGCTCAAGCCGGGGGCTTCGCCCGCCTTCTCTTTGGCGCCGGACCAGGTGACGATGAGATCGCCCACTGGTTACGCCACCGCTTTCGCTGGCGTGCTCTTGTCCCAGTTCTGGAGAAACAGCCCAGCGACTTGCTGACCAATGAGGCGGATCTCACGCAGCGCGAACTCGTTAACCTTCAGGTTGTATTTGTGGTAGCCGCGCACGCCTGCCGCGTACTCTTCCTCTGTCACGTACAGCGCGCCCTCGCGGATAAGGCGTAGGCCGTCCTGTCCGGCATCGGCCGCTCTCTGTACTTCTTCCCACGGCCGGCCGCAGTACTTGCCAACCACATCGCGGCGTCCAACGACGCACCAGAATCCATCGGTGCGCGGCTTCTGCTGGGGGCTATTTGGCTCCATATGTCCTCGTTTTCATTGAATGGCTGGTTCTCACTTCGCCCTCCGGATCGGCGCCACCGCCTCGTCCGTCCGCAACTGGCGCAAGGCGATCAACACTTCCGCGTCTTCCACCGTGAGCAGTTGCCGCCGCCGCTTATAGATGGCCGATCCCCGCTGGCGGATGGCGGCGGATAACTTCGCGGCGTGATGCGCTTCGTAGGCGTCGCGCTGGAGGCTCATGCGGGCACCGCCGTTTCTTTGTCAGCCACGATCCGATCAAGCTGTTGAGCGAGCATGCGTAACTGCTGAGCGATCGGCTGCACGGTGGGCGCAATCTGGCGTCGCTCTATCTCGCGCTCAACGCCCCACGATGAGATGTGATTGAGATCGAATCCGAGCCGAACTAGGGCATCTCTGATGCCGTCGTAGGTCTCGTGTTTCCGTTTCAGGTGATCGTTCTCGCGCTGAAGCTTTTCGTGCTCATCGCGGATGCGCTTAGCGACCGATAGCCCGACGCGCTCGTACTGCTCTCGGCGCTCAGCCCATCCGGCCCACTGTTCCGCCCGCGCCGCCTTGTCTGGCGTCTTACCGGCCCTCCACATCAGGGCATAAGCCATGACGTGGCGCGGCCATTCGATCTCGCGGCGTGCGGCCTTCCTGCGTGTGACCAAGCGCGTTCCATCGCCAGAGCCAATCGGCTCTAGCAACCCAACGCTCTCAGGCAGTTCGGCCAGTTGAACGACACCCTTCGGCGCGACGACGTAGAACAGATTGCAAAGCGGCAAATAAGCTTCAAACTTGCCGTCTCGCAACCAGTCTGATCGCGACACCTTGACCTCATAGCCGACACAGGTCAACGGCGACCACGTAGAGAGCAACACCCAAGCGTCCAGAATGAGCACCTTGGCGCCGATAGCGTTCGTCGGCCCATTCTTGCAATGCGGCACAAACACGTCCTCTTTGTGGCGCTGTTCGATCAGCGCGAGCACGCCGGACTCGTTCACTACCACCCCCACACCAGGGCCACGCCGATCGCCACGGCGACCACGCCCGCCCACATGGCAATCTGTTTGCGCCGCTGCTGCGCCCGCTTGTAGGCGACCACGGCGGCTTCTAAGTCCTTGGCGCTGCGGGTAAATCGCAACAGCCTTGCCTCGGCGTCACGGCGTCGGAAATCTTCGGGTTGCGCGGCCAATTGGGTCATGGGGAGACTCCTGAATCTGTCGGTTACGTTCGTGTCTCGGATACCCGAAACGTGCGCTCTACGGCGTAGCGCGTCATGGGGCCGTCGTGCCCATCGCGCCAGCGAAACTCACACGGGCCATCCGTGCCGCGCTCGGTCAACGGCGTGATCGCCATGTCGTGCCGGTCGAACATGGAGTGGTGCTGTCTGCAAAGCGAGATCACGCTGTCGACCTTCGTGCGGTCGCCGGCAGGATTGCCTCCGGGTCCGCGATGTTCGAGATGAGCGGCATCCACCACTAGCTCTTTGAGCCGGCAGTGCGGGAACCGGCATTTACCGCCGTCGCGCTTCTTCGCGGCCTGCATCTCGGCTTGCTCCACGCGGTGACGCTTGTTCACCTTGTCGCGCCGCTCCAGCTTCGCGCTGCCCTTCAACGGCTTGGGCGTGAAGCCCACGGGATTGGTCGGTGGCCAGGTGCTCACGACGCCATCTCCAGCGGCAACGGATTCGGGATGTTCAGGTCCAGCGTTTCCGCGGCCCACTGACGGATCGCCTCGATGTAGTCCCACATCTCGACTTTGTTGAGCTTCGTCGTCGTGCGGCCGATGGTCACTTCTTCGACCACTTCGCCGTCCTTGTTTGCGAGCGTGAATTTCTTTGGCAAAAAACGCGCTTTGCAAAAATCGTGGACTTCCTCTGACGTGTAACCCGTGTATTCCGAGATCGTCCCGATGACCCCAGCCCAGTAATAGGCGTTACTCGCGAGGCTGCGTGTCGCGTGCTTCTTCTCGATCACGATCACCAGTTCGCAATCGCGCTTCGTGCGAAGCACCTTCTCGAGCCGCACGCGGTTCAGCTTGAGCTGACCGCCCACGAGCTGCGCCGGCAGGATCACAGGCCAGTCAGCCACGGCCACGCTCCGTCTGCCGGCGATACCAGGC